TAATCCTTGTTTCTTTTGTAATTTAGATTTTAGAAGACTAAAAAACATTTGTATAATGTTGATATGGAACTGAATAAATCAACTTATTATTCTTATTTATTAATTCCTTAACTCTTATGTTTCTATGGGAACTCGCATTATCTAAAATAATAACCTTGTTTTTATATTTATTAGTAATAAACCTTTCTAAAAATACTAATAACCTATCACTATCTATACCACCTTTATTATATAATTCATAACCGATTAGGCCTTTTATTGAAATATCAAAAACACCTGTATATTTTTTGAAAACTTCTTGTGAATTAGTTTTAACTACGCATCTTTTACCTACTTCATTATAGCAATAGTGTCTTAATTGTAAAGAGTTAATACTTGTCTTGTCTATACAAAAATGGTGTAAAGAATTGTTAATATATAATATCAAATGAATAAATATAATAATTCAAAAATTTACAAAATTTTAAACAATAGAGAACCTAAATACTATTATATATAGGTTCAACTGTTTCTGATTTGAAAACAAGATTACGAAGATATAGGTCTGATTCAAAAGTTAATCCAAATGTAAAAAAACAATTTTTTCAATAGTATAGATTGGGATGTGCAAATTTTACTTATTCAAGATGTAAATGTATCTAATTTTTTAGAATTACGCGATATTGAGAACAATTTATTAATGATGAATTTTGTTTACATACATATTTTGCAACAATAAATATTGAAAAGAGAAGGGAAAAAATAAAAGAAAATTCAAAAAAATACTATTTTAATAATATTGATACAATGAAAGAAAAACATAATAACTACTATTTATTCATATAACATATCACAATTATACTTATTTCTCTTTTCCCTCGCTATATTTTTGAAATTTGTTTCCTCTTTAACAAAGATATTAGAAGACTTATTTATTTCACTCAGCTTTTTGAGTTCACAATAGGATCCCAAATACTTAGCAATATGCGCGAATTAATCAGTATAAGTAAAGTTCATGATAGACTCTGTAGTAACATGTAGTAACCTTTCTTATTAGCTTATTAAGATCATTTTTTTATAAAAATTGATATAAATGGATATTAATATAATAATATAAAATGGCCATTATACGCGACGACTTTTCTACTACAAACAATGGAGGTGTTGCTCTTAAAACAACTAACAACGTTATTGTAGATTATTTCATGCTATTCATGCGTGATTTAGATATTGAAACAAGTTACGATTATCTCGAAAAGTGTTGGAAACAGGATCCTGTAAAAACTGTAGCAATTATCTTTAATGGGAGAGATAGGGATAAGGGTAAAAAAGAGAAACGCGTTTCGAATGATGCAATGCTATGGTTGAGAAAAAATAAATTCCATACTTACATAAGCAATATTAGAAAGTATGTTGATAAATACGGATGCTGGAGAGATATCAATTATATCGCATATAAATTGAAGAGCCAAGAGCATAAATATGAGATTGGATTGTTTGCAGATAAATTGAGAGAAGATAAAATAAATTTGAGTAACAATAAAAGTGTATCTCTATGTGCTAAATGGGCTTCGAGTGAAAACGATAAGTACGATAAGAGAAGGCAATATGCCAAGAAAATCGCAACAATTCTTTTTGGAAGAGATGATATACATAGGATGGAGAAGTACAGAACAGAATATTTGGTGCCTTTGAGAAAACAGATTGATATTGTTGAATCAAAATTGTGTACTAAAGCATGGGGTGATGTTAATTACGAAAAAGTACCAGCAGTTGCTTCTAAGAATTTGAAGAATACCTTTATTAAACATGACGAGGAGAGATACAAGCAGTATCTTGAAGATGTTAAGAATAACAAGAAGAAGATTAATGTAACTGGAATTCTTCCTCATGAATTGGTAGAAAATTATATTAAAGATATGAGGAGCAGCGAAGATATTGTTGAATGTCCTACTACAGAGATGCAATGGAGAACTATTATTGAAAATGTGAAAAAATCGGGTAATTTCAATAACGCTATTTCTATTGTAGATGTTTCTGGATCAATGTTTAATGCGTCAAATGGAAGTATTCCGGCACAGGTGGCAATTGCTCTTGGTATCATTACATCCGTATGCTGTACGGGAAATTTTAAGAATAAACTAATTACATTTAGCGAAGAACCGAAAATTGTTACGCTATGTGATAAGTTGAATGAAAATTTTGATGCAATCCCTACACTTTGCGAGTGTATCAAGAATCTTTTGAAAATCGCTTATGGATTAAGCACGGACTTTGTTAAATGTAATGAGGTAATTATCGATTATGCGAAATTATTTAACGTACCAAAAGAGAATATGCCTAAAAAATTGTTTGTATTCACTGATATGCAATTTAACGACGCTTCTTCGGAATCTCGGCATTCCAATAGTTATGAAGATAAAAAGTCCAGTGCATTGGATACTATTTATAAAACAATTGTTAAAAAATACAAGGATAATAATTATGATGCCCCAAAGTTTATATTCTGGAATCTCAACTCAAATAGTAAAGAGGTCTTCCCTGTTAACTGTGATACAGAAGGGACTGCGATTGTATCTGGGTTCTCCGAACAGCTTCTAAAAATATTTATGAGTTACGACGATTTTAAACCTGAATTTGTAGTAAATGAAATCCTGGAACCTTACATGAAAGAGGTAACCATTTGCGATGATTAATTAAATTCGAATGTAGAACACGGTCGGTATCTAAATATTCTATTATTTTTCTATTTGATATAAAAAATTGACTATATTTTTACTATGATATTTTTTACAATCATGAACTTTACCAATACAGATTACTTTGCAACCATCGCGATGCATTTGAATGGCTATAGTGATTACAAAAAGCTCAGTGCGATCAATAAATTTTCTAATGATTTCGTTAACCGTAAGACAAATCTCAGAGATATTGTAAAAGAAAAGAGAGATAAGTATAATTGTGATATGCTTGAAAACTATTTAATTAAAAAAATTAGGTGTGAGCTCGATAATAACACGAGATCTGGTGTAAATTATAAGATACACATTGCTAAATATATGAATATGATGAATAAAGATTGCTTACCATACTTGGAGGATATTATCTCATACTATTTTCAAGAAAAAAACAGAAGAGACCATGGGTTAAACAATTATATTCAAAAGATATCAATAAGTGTATCGAAGATTTTATATAATATCATATTGTCTTTCGATAATAATTATAGATTAAAAAATAAGAATATTGAACTGTGGATATCGTAGTTAACATAGATATCATAGTAAATTTAATTGGAATAGGCAAGGCCGCCCATACCGGATAATATTCTGAGAACGTTGTAGTTAACAGCGAATATGTGGATATTACCCGAAACACTCGAAGATAGCGAGAGAACAGCGGTATCTATACGAGACATGTTTAGAGTTCCGCTGGGCTGGTGTTCTTCGGGTTTTAGAGCAAAGGAGTATACGTTAATACCTTTGTGGAATTCGTCAGGGGTATTTTCGTGGTGTTGGTACGGTTGAACTAATGAGAAATAGTCACCTTTGCGTTGAGCAAAACGATCGTTGCCGTTGAGCATGATTTTAGCTTGTTGGGTAGGAATCAGTGCTTCTTATGGCCCATACAAGTTCTTTGCAAGGATGATTAAAGTTCACGCGCATGCTCTTCATGCCATCTTCATTTGCCGAAGCAGATATATTGTCTGTACCGGTGAATTGTAATTGCTCTATTAAATATTCGTGAGATAATTGAGCGAATCTTCGGCGTTCATCGGTATCTAAGAAGATGTAATCAACCCATAAAGTGGGTTCTTCAAGTACTAATGTGGGGGATTCAAAAGAAGCATCGCTGTTAGCAGTAGCAGATTTATAACAGAAGTTATTGGTGCCTGTATCGTATAATTTAGTATCGGATTCATATTCTATATTTATTTTAACTTCGTGGTATTGTAAGGCGATTAAAGGTAGAGCGAGACCAACATTACGGCAAAACCAGAACTCGAGGGGAACATATAATTCATAAGATTTGCCAGCAGATAATTTAGTGCAAGTATTCTCTTTGTTAGCTCCAACCATTACATTGTAGCCTTCGCGTTTATCATAGGGTAATGAAAGCTCGTTCCATATATATAACCATTCGGAATAATGTTTATCTATACGCTGACCACCGATTTCAAGCTCGATAGTTTTTAATAGTTTTTGACCGAAATTGGGAACCATAGCGGCATTTTTAGAAGCATGTGTGTTTTTTATTTTTCCATAAAAGTAAACACGATGTATTAAATCGCCATTACGGGTTATTTGGAACGTAGCACGCGAACCGAGCGAATTACTTCCAGTTGCTGTTTGTTGAATAGCTTCAATAGCGAAGTTAGTATGACGACGATAAACTACTTTAAAAAAGGTAATTTGAGGATTACCAGTTAAATAAACATCCT